GGGCGCGAGAGCCCAACCACCAATACGGTCTTACAGTTGGGTCTCGCACTAACCGACCACCTCATCTCTGAAGCATCTCTATTGTAACATACACATTTTCCTGTCAAGTGTTAAAATACAACTAAATGCCGAAAACCAAAAAAATCAACCTCTGGAATCCGCACGAAAAGCAGAAGGAGATAATGGACTCGGATGCCAGATACAAGGTAGCAGTGTGTGGGAGGAGATGGGGAAAAACTGTGTTGGGGGTTAATCGCCTTATCAAGCAGGCTTTACTGGATGAAGGTCAGGATTACTTCTATATTGCCCCGACTTACCGCCAAGGTAAGATGATTGCCTGGAAGATGTTAAAAAAATCTGCAGAAAAGCTACCGGATGAATTAGTACACAAAATCAATGAATCGGAGTTATACGTGAAAATAGGCAATGACTGTCAGATTTCCATTAAAGGGGCGGACAAACCTGATTGTTACGACGACAAAACTGAGATACTCACAGAAGACGGATGGAAACGTTTTGCCGACGTAGGCCAGACCGAGAAGGTTGCCACCATGACAGAGGACTTTGAGTTTGAGTGGCGCAAGCCAACCCGCTATATTGACGAATACTACGAAGGAGAGATGTATCGCTTTTCTAATCGTGACCAAGACCTGTTGATTACCCCTAACCACAAGTTTTTCGTTCATACACGAAAAGGAGCTAAAAAACATAAACGTGTTGACAATATTTCCCAACAAGACCGAATACCAATGCAGGTTGATTGGAAAGGTAAAGACACAAAAACACACGCCGAGATGGCGATTATGGGGTTTTATCTGGCTGAAGGGTCAGCTTACGACAATGATGGTGGAGATATAACGTCACGCGATGGCAACTACTCTGTTACGTTTTGCCAATCTCCTGGTGAGAAAGGTGATATGAAAGGTGATGTGTACAACGAATTCAAAGAATTGCTCGAAGGTGAAGGATACAAGGTACATGAACGTAAGGGAGTGGGTCTGGAAGTATTATGTAAGGAGTTATGGGAAGAGATGCGACCGCTAGGTAACTGCAAGGAGAAATACATTCCCAAAGAGTACAAGGAGCAGTCTCCGGAAAAACTACAAACACTTATCAAGTGGATGATAAACGGTGATGGTTCTGTTAGAGAGCGAGATAAGGTCTACTACACAACCTCTAAACAACTTGCCGATGACTTCCAGGAGGTTGTTGTAAAATCAGGACTCAGTGCAAATGTGAAGAAAAAAGACCAAGTGCCGTCTGAGATTAACGGACGCACCGTCACTCCAAGTAACGACTTTATTTACGCTGTTGCTGTTCACCGCAATAAATACAGTCACTTCCAATCATCCAAGAAAGATTATCTATCGAAAGAACATTATAAAGGTCATGTTTACTGTGTAGAAGTACCGAATCATACGATTCTAGTCCGCAGAAACGGCAAGATGTGTTGGTCGGGCAACTCTCTTCGTGGAGTAGGGCTTGGTGGTGTTGTTTTAGATGAGTATGCTGATATGAAACCGAATGTATTTTCCGAGATTATCCGTCCGACTTTGATTGATTCGGGTGGTTGGGCTGTGTTTATCGGTACGCCCAGAGGGTACAACCACTTTTATGACTTGTATCTAGACGCCCAAAACAAAGAAGACTGGGATTCTTTTCGCTTTTCGACCTACGAGAACCCGTATGTGCCGGACGAAGAGGTGGATAAGGAACGAGAGCAGATGAATGATGACCAATTTGCTCAAGAGTACTTAGCCAAGTTCCGCAAGCGACAAGGTTTGGTTTATCCTGAGTTTCAAAGAGAAACCCATGTTGTCGGATCAAGCGATGACAGAGGTACAATTATCGAAAAGTTCGGGGCAGTGGACTTCGGCTACACAAATCCAGCCGCCTTTCTGGTTATTTACAAAAACGAGATGGGTGAGTATTACATCCAAAAGGAGTGGTACCGCACAGGCAAGACCAACGCTGAGATAGGCGAGTACATTAAATCTGAGGTGGAAGGCAAGAATCTCTCCTATATTTATCCTGACCCTGCAGAACCGGACCGTATTGATGAGTTAAACACAATTGGAGTACCCACAAGAGAGGTCAACAAAGGCTCAGGCTCAGTTGAGGCGGGGATTAACAAAGTCCGCAACCTACTGAAGTCTAAAAAGCTGTATGTTGATGAGGGGTGTAAGAATCTTATCTCTGAGTTTGAAACCTACCATTACCCTGAGGATAGAGACACGAAACTAAACAAGGAAGCCTACGAAAAACCTGTCAAGGAGGATGACCACGGCATGGATGCTATTCGGTATGCGTTGTTTATGCACGCACCCGCTGACCATGAGCAGGGATCTACTAAAACCGACTTTAATCTGTACGGAAATGATGATTATGGCAGCAGCTACTGACTTTACGAATGATAAAATTGTAGTGTGTTAATATATAACTGAATGGCCAAATCAGACGACTTACAACAAGAAATGATACATGCGGTGGAGGAAGAGCGGAAAAAGTGGGAAGACGCTTTAGTTCATATTACAGAAAACGTCGCCTTCCGTAACCGTGATTTAATTAAGACATTACGCAAAAACTACTGGGGAATTTATGATAATCCGGTCGACCCCACAACCGGACGCAGAAAACTCTGGATTCCTCTTACTGAACAAATTGTAGAAACGGGAGTCAAGGAAACTGACTTCGACCCAAAAAATATGCACCAACGGGCTACCACCCCCGAAGCCCGACCATATACACAGATTATCCGTGCTATCACCCAGGACTATACGGACAAGACCTACTTTGGTGAGGATTTGAATATTTCTAACCGCCAACTGCATATTGACGGTACGTTTGTTTGGAAGGTGAAAGAAAAGGACGGACTGCCCCGCCGTATGAAGATTGACTTACTTAATTTCTATATTGACCCAACTGCCGAGTCCATCCAGGACGCCCCACGAGTTACCGAACGTATTTTAATGACCCCCGAAGAAGTCCGCTCGCATGGTGCCTGGATTAATACGGATGAAGACACTCTATCAACCAGCATGGACTTAGATCATCACAGCGATGACTATATGGACAACCCCAAGTCCGACGTTCCGCTTGTTGATGTCTGGGAGATGTGGGGACGAGTCCCAGAGTACTTCATTACCGGTAACGTGAAAGAAGACACCGGTTATGTAGAAGCACAGATTGTCGTCTCTGGCCTTGATGCTGGTGAGCCGAACTTCCATTACGCACGCAAGAACACCAACAAAGACCCGCGCACTGGCGATATTCTTAAGCCGTACGAAGAGTGCTGGGAAACGAAAGTCCAAAACCGTTGGTACGGACGCGGTATGGCCGAGAAGGTGATGATGCTTCAGTTGTGGCTGAACACGACAGTCAACATCCGCATGAACCGCTCCTTTCTGAACCAGATGGGTATTTTTAAAATCCGCAAAGGCTCTGGTATTACCCCAAAACAACTGCAAAACCTCCCACAAAACGGCGGTATTGTTGTCAACTCGATGGATGATATTGAAAACTTCGCCCTCAATGACATGAGTGCATCCGCCTTTAATGAAGAACAATCAATTACACAGTGGGCGCAGAAAGTCTCCTCCGCCTTTGACCATATCGCCGGAGCGCAGCTGCCAGCCGAAACACCGGCAACTAACGCCAGCATCCAAAACGAAAACGCCAAAGGTACCTTCAAGCTCGTTCAGGATAATATCGACAGCTTCCTGCAACGGTTCTTCGATCGGCATGCCAAACCTGTTCTATTTGACAATATTGATACCGAGGATGTCATTCGGCTAACCGGAGATGATGCAGAAACGAAGAAGCTGTTTGACCGTGTTGCTGCCAAGCGCGCTCAAGAAGCTCTGGGTACATTTAAAGACCAGGTGTACGATACGAAGTTCCGTAAGCCCCAAGAAGTGGAGGGTGCTATTAAGAAAGTCCGTAATATCGAAGAGGAGATGCAACAGGCCAAAGAGGAGCTGATTGAAGACCCGGACACGTTTGTAGAAGCTATTGAGGATGTGGCGGCCGAAGATTATATGACCCGTATTTCCTTTACCAACCAAGAAATCAACACCAGCAAGAAGGTAACTGATATGCTCAATATGCTGCAAGTCGCACCGGAATTAAAAGAGCCAATTGTCAACGAAGTCTTTGATTTATTGAACATGGACCGACCATCACCGCAAGAAAAATCTCAAATCCGACAACAGCAGCAGCGTTCGCGCAAGAAGTTAGAGAATGATTCGGTTGGTAATCAGCAAGGCCGAGCGAATTCTATTCGACAGCAATCACGTAATCGTCGTCCTCAACCCGGCCCTCGTGGCGGTGGACAGGGCGGCCAGCTAGCACGCAATGCCGGACGATAAAGAAGACAAAATGAGCCAAGACGAACGCCTACGTCGGATGACAGAATCCGAGGAGTGGCAGATAGTGCGACGCATCTTTACTGACAAAATTATGGATTTGCAATCAATTCGCAATATCAACCCGGACCAAGATGGTAGCGAGCAAATTAAAGCCCGCGCTATTGCCATTGATTATTTGATGGAGTTCTGGCGGGAAGTAACAGGGCGGGTGGAACAACACGAGCAGGAATTACACAATGAATTAATGAAGGAGGCAAAAAACGACTACCATGATGATGCGGTTGATTACTCGAATCCGTCCGATAACTTCCTGCAAAGAAGCGGCTAGTGTCTCTGCCTTAGTGTTACCATTAAGGCAGGGGCGTTAAAAGCGTTATGGTCGACCCTGATAATTATTAATCTCTAATCCACAACATTTATGGCTAATGACGAACAAGACACCCGTCAGTCTGACACCGACCCTGATGAGGCGGACGTTACCTCATCAGAAGGGGATGACCAGGGGTCTCCCGACCAATCCTCTGACGGCGATAAAGCACTAACTCTGGAAGAACTCGAAGACGAGTTAGGGCGTGACTTTCCTAACAAGGAGGCTGCAATGAAGTCTCTGAAAGACACGTTTGGCTATGTCGGCGATCTAGGGAGTAAGGTTGCTCAGTACGAGGAACGTTACGGTGAACTAGATGATTCTGATAGTGGAGGTGACACTTCGGATTCGTCCACCGAAGCTGATGACGATGTGATGACAAAAGCGGAGTATCGCAAGGAAAAGTTCTTTGACGATAACCCGCAGTATCAAGAGCATCGTGAGGTCATCGAAGCTCTCAGTGAAAGGCACGACGCAGAGCCACAAGAAGTCGTCGAGATGGAAGGCGTAAAGTCTCTTTTTGAGGGCCAGGCTGATTCTAACCAGAATCAGGAGTCAGTTGCTATGTCCAACAAC